GCTGCGATTAGAACGAAGTTTAATAATGACCCGGCACAAATGATCAACTTTATAAAAGACCCGGCTAATTTCGAAGAATCGGTGTCTCTAGGGCTGTTAGATAAGCCTGTTGGTAATGTAGTTACAGCTAAAGAGAAGAGCCAACCTGATCTGCCTAATATAAAAAATGAGCAGAATGATGTTAAAAAACAATCATAAATTGTTAAGTTGCATAAAGTCGATGCAAACGCTTTGCGTTGCAGTCGAAGCAATCGGCATAAGTCGCTTATGCCGATTCACCGCGGCGGTTAGCCGCGGAACTGGGACTAATACAATACTTACACTTGACATCATATAGTCCCAGTGACAGTAAATCAGTAGGAGAGATAATCAGAGGCCGTGCCGTTTTCTACTGATACTGTCTAAAAATAGAGTAAAATAGATAAAAAAGGAGGTTATTATGTACAAACGTAGGAAGATGAGCCGGAGAAGTTCAAAAAGATCGTTCAGTAAGCATGCAAGGCGGATACATCCGCGCAACTCCATGCATCCTATGCGCGGCGGGATTAGAATTTAATGGTTTGCTATAGACCAGTGCAGGCGCACATAATGGGCTATAATGCCAATGGTAAGGCAAACATAGTGTTAAATTGTAAAGATAGTGCTTACGCTAGTAATGCATTAAGGTTTCCGTGTGGAAGGTGTATAGGTTGCCAATTAAGGAGGGCAAGAGAATGGTCAATACGTTGTATGCACGAAAGCAGGAGCTTCGAAAACAACTGTTTCCTGACCCTTACGTACGACGACGAGCACTTGCCAGAGAGGAACTCTATAGAACCTTACGACTTTCAATGCTTCATGAAAAGATTAAGATTCAAGGTCAAAAGAAAATTAAGGTATTTTCATTGTGGTGAGTATGGCAAGAAACTTGGTCGTCCACATTATCATTGTATTCTTTTCGGTTATAATTTTCCAGACAGGAAGCTGCTACAGGAGAAACCGTTTAAACGGTATCGATCAGCAGAGCTTGAATCCTTGTGGGACAAGGGATTCTCAATGGTCTGCGATCTTACAGCAGAATCGGCAGCCTATGTAGCTAGGTATTCAACGAAAAAGAAGTTTGGTGATGAGGCTGCATCACATTATGGCGATAAACATCCAGAATATGTGACTATGTCTGTGAAACCCGGTTTAGGTTATGAATGGTATAAGAAGTTTAGGAATGATTTATACCCCGGTGGTTTCTATGTGTACAATGGTTATAAAATAGCTATACCGAAGTATTACGATAAGTTATATGAAAAAGAAGACCCGGAAGGGATGAAAAAAATAAAGCTTGCAAGATTAAATCACGTGAAGTATAATAGATCGACTGTGCTCGATGTTATCGAAGGTGAATCAAGAATGGTAGACAATAATGATCTTATTCGTCTCGATGTTCGTGAACGTGTTAAACTCTCCCAAATACGAAATCTCAAAAGAACTCTGGAGGAATTAGAATGAACTTAAAAGTGTTCTCTATCTACGACGCGAAGGCAAAAGCTTTTCAATCGCCGTTCTACATGGTAACGTTAGGACAGGCGTTGCGTGCTTTTGATGACCTTGTGAATGAGAAAGATTCTTTTGTAAATAAGCATCCTGAAGATTATCAATTATATCAGGTAGCAGAGTATGATGATAGTAATGCAACGTTTCAGAACAGAGTTCCGTTGAATATGATAGCAACTGCTGTTGAGTATCTAAAGACTGGCATAAAGCCAGCTGATATAATTAAAGAGCTTGGAGTTGTTACTCCAGAGAAAGTTAAAGGTGCTACAAAATGAAATCAGTAATGAGTCATCAGTTTTCACAAGTTCCGCGAGCAGAGATTGAACGGAGTTCATTCAATAGGTCGCATGGTTATAAAACTACGTTTAATGCAGGTCTACTAATTCCGTTCTATGTAGATGAGGCGTTGCCGGGTGATACGTTTAACCTTAAGGCAACATTGTTTGCCCGAATAGCTACGTTGATTAAACCTCCGATGGATAATATGATGCTTGATACGTTCTTCTTTTCTGTACCTTACCGTTTGGTATGGTCAAATTGGGAAAAGTTTAATGGCGAGCAGCTAACTCCCGGTGCTAGCACGGATTTTGAGATTCCTCAAATGGTATCGCCTACAGGCGGTTATCAGACGGGCAGTATACATGATTATATGGGTTTGCCCGTAGGTATTGCAGGAGTAACGCACTCGGCATTGCCGTTGAGGGCGTATAATGTAATTTATAATAACTGGTTCAGAGATGAAAATCTGTGCAATCAAGCTAAAGAAGAAAAGGGAAATGGTCCTGATGACCCTTCGGATTATGGAGTATATAAAAGAGGCAAGCGGCATGATTATTTTACATCGTGCTTGCCGTGGGCACAGAAGGGAAGTGATGTATCGTTGCCTTTGGCAACAAAAGCTCCGGTTAAGGGTATTGGCATTGTAAGCCCATTTTCGTTCGGAGCTACTAATCAGGCTGTCCATGAGTCAGGAATGACTACAGGAACAACGAGCTATGCTAATGCGGCACCTCTTAATGCTTCATCGTCTACGTGGTATGGTAATCAGGATAATGATTATCCGGGTTATCCGTTGATTTATGCTGATCTGGCTACAGCTACGATGAATACAATTAATAACATTAGGCAAGCGTTCCAAATTCAAAGATTGTTAGAGCGTGATGCTCGTGGTGGTACTAGGTATCCTGAAATTATTAAGTCACACTTTGGTGTGTATGACCCGCAGTTTGATGTATTGCAAAGACCGCAATATCTAGGCGGTGGTACTTCAAACGTGTCTGTAAGTGCGGTAGCACAGAATTCAGGTACTCCTGCGGATACCGGATATACGGATACACCGCAGGCTAACCTGTCAGCGTATGGTACTATTACAGCGCAAGGTCATGGGTTTACTAAGAGCTTCACCGAGCATTGTATTGTTATGGGAATACTTTGCGTTAGAGCTGATTTAACGTATTCTCAAGGGCTTGATCGTATGTGGTCGCGTAGAACGCGGTACGATCATTATTGGCCCGCGTTGTCGCATCTCGGTGAGCAGGCAGTGCTTAATAAAGAAATATTTACACAAGGTACTAGCATTGATAATAATGCGTTTGGGTATCAAGAACGGTATGCAGAATACCGTTATAAACCTAGTAAAATAACTGGTAAGTTTAGATCTACTGAAACAGGCGGAACTCCGCTTGATTATTGGCATCTATCACAGGAGTTCGCAAATCTGCCAGTACTAGGTCAAACGTTTATTGAAGAGAATATCCCAATGGAACGTATTATCGCTGTACCAACAGAGCCTCATTTCCTGCTAGATAGCTATATAGAGCTTGTATGTGCACGTCCGATGCCGGTGTATAGTGTGCCGGGTATGATCGATCATTTCTAGGAGGTCATATGGCTTTCTGGTCAGCCTTAAGTGCTATTGCTTCTCCTATAGCCGATATATGGGGCGCTAAGTATAGCGCTAAACAGCAGCGCCAAGAATCACAAAGAAATCGTGACTTCCAAGCAGATATGAGTAATACCGCTCGGCAACGGGCGGTAGCTGACCTGCGTGCAGCAGGTCTTAATCCTATATTGGCGGCGGGTGATGCTGCATCTACTCCTGCAGGTTCAATGGCTTCACAACCCGATCTATCAGATATCGGGACTCGTGCAGTGGCTACTGCGCGAGAATTACAAAGAGTTAGGTTAGAAACGTTAGCAAATAAGCAGAATATACGTACTAGTAAAGCAGTTGAAGACTTAAATAGAGCTAATATTAACCTAACTAATAGAAATATAGATATTGCTGCTAGTGAAGCTAAGATAAAAGATGCGCTAGCATTTAGCGCTAAAAACTTGCAGCGTATTGAACAGCAAAACCCTGATCTTATTGGATGGGGAAAACTATTAGGACCCATAATCAGGGATGCTGCAGGTTCAGCTAAGAGTATAGCTGATACTATTAAGGGTATAGGAGATGGTCCTAAAACATATTATATTAAAGGGAGGCAGTAATGTCTAAATGTGATGATAAATGCAAGCGATTCCAACAGCACGTAAGAGTAAAATTACACTTTAAAGAGCCACCATTAACAAAACAAGAATTCTTAGAAGAGTCTGATATAAATAATATAGTTAAAAAATATCAAATAACAGGTGAATTGCCAATGCGTGGCAGGCAAGGTATATTTACTGATGTATCTCACGTGCCTGATTATCGCGAAGCGTTAGATATAGTTAGACATGCTCAATATGGCTTTGAAGCCCTCCCGGCTGCGATTAGAACGAAGTTTAATAATGACCCGGCACAAATGATCAACTTTATAAAAGACCCGGCTAATTTCGAAGAATCGGTGTCTCTAGGGCTGTTAGATAAGCCTGTTGGTAATGTAG